GGCCCCCGCAGTCAGGGCACGCTGGTTGTTCACCGACTGCACCCAACGGCTCAGGGTGTTCTTCGCGGCCAGCTGCTCGTTCTTGGCGTCGCGGATCTTGTTGTTGTCCTTGGCGAGGCCAGCACTCAGGCGGTTCTCCGCGTCGATCAGCTTGTTCTGACCGGACGCACCGAACACACCCTTGGCTGCTCCCACCAGTGCCATCCACCACATAGGCTTCTCCTTAAATGCGCGGGGCGCGGTTGAAGTATTGGCCGATCCACTGGAGCCCGGTGAAGGTCAGCGGCAGCCAGCGGCGGGCACGGAAGCGCAGGGTATAGTCCCGCGTCTCCTGTCCGATGGGGACCGGCTGGTCCATGGTCGTGACGACTTCCTGACCCACGACGTTGGTAGGGTCGCCCACCACCCGGGCGTTGTACTCCTGGTCCGTCGTCTTGCGACGTGCGGTCAGGGTGGCCCAGAATCCAGAGGACTGCTTGATCGTCGGGATGACCCGAGTGATCGTCAGCTGACCGGTGGTGATCGCCTTGTCGTTGCGGTCGCGGACGTAGGGGTTGGTCGGCGTGAACGCAGTCTCGTAGCCCCAGCCCACGGTGAGCCCGGTGGCGTCGGGGAACTCAGCCTTGAAGACAGCCTTGCGGGCCAGGGTGTCGCCCATGAAGTAGCGGATGGACGAGTTATCCGCCGCCACGTAGAGGTCTCCCTGGCTGGTGTCCGTGACCTGCCCCATCGCCGACTCGGGTCGCCACGAGTCGAGGTACGGGACCGTGCTCAGCGTCGCCGCCAGCGGCACGCGGTCAGCCACGTACAGAACCTTGCCGTCCAGCACCCGGAGGTGGAAGACCAGCAGGCCGTCAGCCGTCCGCTGCATGCCGATGACCGGCCCGGTGTTGAACGTCCACTTGTGCCACGCATCCTGGCCCCGCGACTGCCCCGCCTGATCCAGGTAGGTGAAGACGAAGATGCCGTTTCGGTGGCCCGTCGTGCGGACGAACAGGTGCTTCGGCTTGGCGTGGTCCGCCAGCTCGATGACCTTGCCAGACAGGAACGTGTTGACCTGGGTGGAGGCCGAGAAGGCTTCCGGGCTTTCCACGTTCAGGCCGGGCTGCATCTGGTCGATCTCGGAGCTACCCTCACCGGCCTTGCCGAAGAAGATGAACCCGCCCACAGCCAGCGGCTTAGCCCCGGCAGCGTCAGCATGGCTCGACATCACAGGCATGTTGGCCGAGGTCGGAGTCAGCGTGTTGCGGCCAGAGATCGCATACTGCCGCTTGTCGCCGAACAGCACGAGGTCACGGTCATACAGCACGCCGTGGCGCAGCGTGTCGTCCTCGCTACCCTGGCTCAGCATTTCGAGGCTGTCGTCAGCAACGACGGTCAGCAGCGAGGTGCGGAAGAAGTTCAGGTAATCCGAGGTCCGGCTGGCCCGCACCACAGCACCGCAGCCCACGATCAGGCGGTCTTGGAAGACCCCGAGGTAGGTGATGCGGCGGCCGATGAAGAACGGGGGCGGGCTGCTGAAGCCGTCACCCACGCTGGACGGGGTGAAGTCGGGAGCAGCGACGCCGATGAGGGCGGTCAGCTTGGCCGAGGTCGAGGCGAGGGCGAAGTTGTCGCCGATGCGGGAGCCCATCAGGATACCGGTCTTGACGGTCTGGATCTCGCCAGCACCCTCGACCCAGGTGACCTTGCCGTAGACACTGGCGTTGTCAGCCGGGATCGCCTTCATGTAGAAGGAATCCTCCGACCGCTCGGCCTGCACCTTGACGACCTTCCCGATCTTGTGGATCGTGGTCAGCTGGTCCACCGAGCGGACGCTGTTGGCGACGCCACGCATCAGCTCACCGGTCCCGCCATCAGCCACAGTGACGTTCTGGCAGCCCTCCACGATGACCGTGGTCTCCACGAGGGTAGCCGTCATGCCCTGGGCAATGGCGCTGTTGTACAGCTCCTTGGCGATGTTGCTGGCCGTCTGCTTCTCCGCAGCCTCGCCGATCCACTTCGTGACCGCCGAGTTGTAGTCGTTAGTCAGCTGCGTGATCGTCGCCGCGTAGTTGGGGTTGGTGATCGTCTTGTCGTGGGTGTACGTGATCGTCACATCGTACGCCCCGTTGTAGGACGGGTGGAAGTAGCAGACCGCTTGACCCGGTGCCCAGCCGATCTGGTGCAGCGCCGGGGTCTGGGAGTTGACCACCGTGAGGTTGGCACCACCAGATTCCTTGGCCGTCAGCCCAGTGGGGTTGAACGAGCCGTACACCAGCCGGTGCATGTTGTTGCGGATGAAGCCGGACTCGGTGTCCTGCTGCGTGCCGCCAGCCGGGTCCTTGACCTGGGTCGGGACGCCGCTGGTGTCGAGCGTGCCCGGGTAGCTGGAGGTCGGGGTCGTGTACTTCAGTTCCTTGACCGAGGCATCCGCCATGTAGCAGGTGGCCTTGAACTCCTGGGCGTATGCACCGCCCCGCACCCAGATGGCAGCGGTGTTCTTGTTGGCGACAGAGCCGTGGACCTGGGTGACCTCCAGGGTCGGAGACACCGAGGTGCCTGCGAGGTACAGGAACTTGCCGACCGCCGTGATGGCGCTGATGCCGTCTGCTTCGAGCTTGTCGAGGTCGGTGTCCACCGATGGGCGGACGTAGCCGAGGAACTTGTTCTCCGTCCGGTCGTAGACTAGGACAGGAGGGAGGGCACTACCGGCAGGGCGAGCCCCGCTTCGGTAGAGCACCGTGTAATCGTGTGCTTGGTTGCTGAACTCGAAGCTGCGCCACGAGTCGGTGTCAGCCAGCATGGCGGGGAAGCTGGCAGGGTCGAGCCCAGTCTGCTTCTCCGACATCATGCGGCTGCCATGACGACGCGTCAGGCCCTCGACCGGATCGGGCAGCATGTTCAGGACTTCGGTGTGCTGGCCGGGGCGCCGGTCTTGCGGCACCTGCTGGCTGACACCCTGCACCAGGGAAACGGTAGAGCCTGAGGTCTTCATGGGTTCTCCTTATCGACGGCTCCCGCGCTAGTGGTAGCGCTTGATCCGCATGATGGATTCGTTGTTGGCGATCATGTTGACCTTGCGGTTGCGAGTCTCTTGAGCCTGCGCTGCCGCCATGGTTTCCACGACCTTCTGCTCCAGGCGTTGCGACTTCAGCTGATCGCCGTCAAAGTCCGTCTGGAACTTGAGCACGGCCTTGGCCGCGATGTACTGGGCCACCGTCTCGGGCAGCTCCTCGAAGTCGAGCAGTCGGTAGATCGTGACCTTCATCACGTCATCGAACTCGTAGCTGCCGCCATCGGTGTTGTAGATTCGGTTGCCTCGCTGCACGTACTGCGGCTTGGGGCAGATGACCTCCAGCGTGTTACCGGGGAGGTACAGGCCCTTGTCCACAGCGTTGGGCGTGATGCTCAGCTTCTCCTCGTTGAACCACCAGCGATGACTCGCGACCACCCGCACCTGATCTTCCAGGCAATCGAGGGCGTTGTCGAGGAACGCATGGCTGTCCGTGAGGGAGGTGAGCTTCTGCTCGCCCAGGGTGGCAAGGCACTGGTTCACGACCGTGAGCTTGTCCATCTGGAACTCCTACGCAAAAAGCCCCCGCACCCGGGTAGGGCACGGGGGCATGCTGATTACAGCTTCTTCTTGATCACGCCAGCGAAGGCGGCGACGGACGGGGCCACGCCGAACGAACGCCACGCGTCGACGAACCAGTGCTTGCTGATGTCGTCGAAGAAGACCTTCGATTGCAGGGCGATCGTCTCGCCAGCCATCAGGGCAGCCGGAGCCCAGGCCACGGCCAGCACGTCGGTGAAGTCACCGTCGTAGGCGTTGCCGTTGTCGGCGTTCGACAGCTTGTGGCCGACGATGTTCTGCGACGGGATGACCGCCACGCCGTGGGCCTTCAGGACCATCTGCGGGATGCGGGTGCCTTCCGCCGTGACGTACTCGCTGTTGATCAGCAGTTCGTTCATCGACAGGGTGGCGTAGTCGTCGTGGCTGATGCCCAGGATCACGCCGTCGGTGACGGGGTCCACGTCCTTCTTGCGCATGCCGGTGATCAGCTCGACGATCTTGGCGTACAGGATCGCCGGGTCCTTCTCGTCGCCAGCCGAGTTCATCGTGACCTGGGTGCCGCCGGTGTGGCCGGTGTCGCCCGTCAGGCCGAAGCGGTTGTCGGTCAGCAGACCGGCCTTGATCGCCTGGATGAAGAAGGTCTGGTCGTAGAACTTCGCGTGTTCCTTGCCGTGCTCGGTGGCGATCAGGGCGCGGGCGTCGTAGTGCGTCTGGAACGTTTCCAGCAGCGGCAGCACGGCGCGGGCGTTGATCACCGTGTCGATGGTCAGCGTCTGGCGGCCGAACTTGTTGTTCGTACCGTCCATGGTGTAGCCCGGACGCAGGACTTGCAGCTGCGACTTGCCCACCGCGTTGTTGGTGATCGTCGACGTGCCCTTGACCGCACGGGTCGGGATACGCGGGGCCAGCACCGAGTTGCGATTCAGGGTGGCCTGGACCAGACCCGTGAATTCTTCGATGTGCAGGGCATGGATGTTGCCGGTGTCGTTCTGTTGACCGGGGCGAACGATGTGATACGGATCGAGTGCCATCTAGGCTCCTTCTCTCTTGGATGTTGGTGGTTAGAAGGGCCCCGGTGCAGGGCCGTTCTTATGCGGTACCGAATCAGATGCCGCGACGCTGACCGGCAACCCGACGGGCTTGCAGGTCACGGTACGCCTGGGTACCCTCGTGCTGGCCGCCCATGCGGGTAGCCAGCTTGTGGACTTCGGCGGCGTACTCGGAAGCCGACAGCACCGCAGCCGGTGCGGCCGAGCCACCGGCGCCCGGTTGGACAGCCGACCGACCCTGCTGGGTGACGTTCGGGTCCTTGGACATCAGGTGACCGAGGTACATGGCCATCGCAATGGCAGCCACGCCGCCAGCCTTGAAGGCCGCGTTGACCTGGGCACGCTCATGGGGTTCGGCGTTCTTGCCAGCCCACTCGCGAATCTTGTTCCAGTTCTCCGCGCCGCCCACGCTGTCGGCGATCTTGGCGGTGATCTCGGCGTCGGCCTTCTCCTGCACGGCCTTGCTGGCCTCGTACGCCTTCTCGCCCAGGGCGATGAAGCGTTCCCAGCCCTTGGCCTTGTCGCCCATGGCATTCAGCAGGGCCTTGATCGGGGCGAAGTCGCCCGTCTCGGCAGCCTTCAGGGCCGGATGGTTCTCGCCGATGCCACGGGCACCGAGGAAGTCCATGCACAGGTCCAGGGCCGGGTCACCGGTGGGCTCGAAGACGATGGGCTTGTCTTCCAGGCCGTGGTCCTTTGGGTCGAAGGGCTTGTCCTTGTCGGCATCCGGGTCGTCCAGGTTCAGCGGATCGAGCTTGACCTCGGGCTCGCCGGGGTTGGTGTTGTCACCGGGGTTGGGCTGGCTGCCCGGCAGCTCAGCACCAGGGGCCGGGTTGCCGGGGGCGGCAGGGTTGCCAGGGGTGCTGGCACCCGGGTTGCCACCCGGGGGTGCGGAGGATGCGGGTGCTGCGACTTCGGACATTGGTCTTCCTTATTGCGGTGGTTGTTGGGTCGAGTTGGCACCGGCTGCGATTGCGGCCTGGGTGGCCGCTTCTCGCTGGGCTTGCTCGTCCAGATACTGCTTGTATTCCTCGTCGGACTTCAGGTATGGGGTGAGGTCGATGCCCCACCCGTTGCCAATGGAGTCGGCGAGGGCGTTGAACTTCAGCCGCCCCTGGAGTTCGGGCGGCAGCTGGGACACGAGGCCCAGGTCGTTGAGGGCACCACGCAGGGCCTGGAGGTCGCCGTCGCGGGACAGAGCTTCCAGGCCGGTGATGATGACGAACTCGATACCCTTCTTGAGGATCTCGTTGTCGACACGATTGATCAGCCACTTGGCGACGGGCTTCTGCAACTGGATGCCCAGGGCCGAGTACACACCACCGAAGGCAGTCTCCAGTTCCTGAGCCAGCTGGCGGATCTCCTCAGCCGTCACCCGCTCCGCATTGCGGACGGTGTTGCTGAACAGGAGGAACGCCTGCGAGACTTCCTTGACGTAGTTGTCGCGGATGTTGCTCGCCACTTGCAGAGCCTGGAAGTTGCCAGCCGTGACCGTAGCCACGTCGCCTTCGCGACCGGGGAGGGCATCGCCGTTGCGGGACTGGTTCAAGTCCTCGGGGCTCATCTGCCCGGTCGGGTTGACCAGGAAGCGAATCTCCGAGTTCAGGACCGCGCCGTCAACGACGGACTCGGACATGGTGGACAGGGCCTCGAAGGCACCGTTGTAGTC